CGCGGCGGTCACATACTGACGCTTGCTGTATCCCATTTATTCCCCCAGCGCCTCAGCGATTAACAGACCGAGTTTGCGATCTGAAGTGCGGCCATCGAATTTTAAACCCAACTCGACCGCTTTGGCCTCTAATTCCGCGCGGGTAGGCGGTAAGTCATCGCCAACCACATCGCCCACATCGTCAGCGCTTGCAACGGGCTGATCTTTTGGCGTGAGCGCCGATACAACGTCATCTGACCATCCGTCCTTCAGTGCTGCGTCGCGGGCATCGTCATTATCGACCAATAGCGTATCAAATGCGCTGCGATCCTCGCGCCGTCCTTGCGCCTTGCGATAAACAAATGCGGGGTATTCCATCACTTGCCCTTTTTAGCCGGTGCCTTGCTTGGTTTGCCTGCCTTCATAGCGGCAGTCCTGGCAGTCGATAGCGCAATGGCCACCGCCTGCTTTTGTGGTTTGCCAGACTTCACCTCTTTCGAGATATTGGCCCCAATGGTTTTGGCCGAGTAGCCTTTTTTGAGCGGCATGGCGTGATCCTAAAAAACCCCCGGAGCCGCAGCCCCGAGGGTAAGCCGAACAACGAACTATTAACCGATCCGATACGTAACAAACGTGCTGGCCGCAGTCTTACGGGTGCGGAAGTTGCCGGAGGCGTTGGCCGCCACAACCATATTGCCTAGAACAGTGTGACCGGTGGCCGCCTGCGCAACGGTAAACGCATTGGTTCCGCCGGTGTTAATCACGGCCCAATCGAACGCCTCGTCGACCAGAAAGTCAGACCCGGCCTCAGTCAGTGCGCCAGTCGGCAGGGTGCCAGTCACAGCGGCGGCCGTGGTTGACGTAATGATCCCGCCAAGCAGATTGCCAATGGTCAGCGTTGCCGTGGCATTAACGGCTGCCGGAGTCGGCTGCACCGTTGCCTCGCGACGATCCTGCTTGACCACTGGAGCCGAGCCAACCTCGTATTGCGCCTCTACGCCACCAGTCGCCTCGATGATGATCGACGCGCCGGAAGCGTAGGGGCCAAACACGGCCTGGCTGTTATTGACCGTGCCGACCGCTGCAACCTGATCGGGGTAGTTGGGAAACCCGACAACGCGCGAGATCGTCGCATAGCCCTGCGAATAAACCGCGATGGATTCGCCGGCCGGGACGGCGACCGTAACGGTGCCATTAGCTGCTAACAACATGATAGTGATCCTTTAAAAATTAAGCCTGGCCGAACAGAATGACGCCGGACATTTCGGGCTGCTTGTTGACCACGCCATACAGCGTATCAATCCGGAACTTAGTCCGCATGGTGTTGATGTCGTAAAACTTAGTCATCACCAGTTCAAGGCCCTGGTCGGTCGTTCCGCGCTGCACGGCGACGCCAGCATCGGCGGGCACTGCATAGCGGCCGGGCAGAATCTCGATGGCATCCTTCTGCCAAAACGGGTTGACGTTTGCGGTCGTGGTATTCAAAAACACGATCGCAGCGTTAGAAGCCGTCGAGGTGAAGGTCACGTTTTGATACTGCGCCTCGGCATCGGTGCCACCCTGGCCACTGATGATCGGGGGCGAAACCACCATGGTCGTACCGCTCAGCACCTGCATAACGCGGAAGGTCTTAAGCTGGCCCGTGCCGCCCTTGGTAATGTGATGCACAGCCTCGCAGTTAGCGATCGTGAATGCATCGCCTGCGGCGACGTTAACCGTGCTGGACACCGTGATGGTCTGAAAACGGTTGTCAACGTTGGCCGACTCGCCTGTTGCGGCAACGGTCGTTGCCTTGGGCACCCAGTAGTTAGCGGCACTGGTGCGAGTGTCCATCGTGATGCCAGCGCCACCAGCGGCGGCAGTCTTACGCACGGCATAGTCCAGCTTGTAGGTCTCGAACGAGGCCACGCGGCCGACGTATGCGTCACGCAAGGCACGGTCGGAAATATCGTTGCCAAAGCTGCGGGTGCTCACGGCCAGGTTTGACGCCATGCCGTTGTAATCGCGCGTGGACAAGGCCAGATAGCGGTCGTTACCGGCGATGCCCTGCTCGTTGAAAATGGCCTCAGCCTGCGCCACGTCATCGAAGCCCGATGCAGCCGAGGTGCGCTTGACAACCAGGGTGCCCTGGTTAGCTGCCACGTTCATCACTGCCAGGTTGATATCGCTGGCCAACTTTTGCTTGGCAGCGTCACCCAGTCGGCCCTCTTGCAGCGCGTCACGCAACTCGGTGGCGGTCATCGACCAGGGCACCGAGCGGCTAAAGCCAATCGTGGCCGGCACAGATAACTGCGTGTAGTCGCGAAAGTTGGTGGTCTGGTCAGTGCCGCTATAGCTCTGTGAGATATAGGGCTGGGGACGCCACAGGATGTTATTCGACCGCTCCATCATCGATTGGTCGGTGTTAAACGTGCTGACGTTGCGCGACAGCACCATTGCGTCGTTGAAGCCTTCCAACAGGTCTTCAAACGCAACGCGCTCTTCTTTGCTAAAACTGTTAGCCATGATTACCTCTGTTTAGATTTTAACTTTAGCTGCCGCTTATAAGCCACGACCTTGGAGATATCTCCAGTGCGTGCCGCTTCTTCGCGCAGCCTTTCCAAATTTGAATCAACCGACCCGGAAATTCTGGCCGTACCGCTGACCGTTTTCTCTGGTGCCGGCGCTTGTTTGGTTCGCGTGCTCACTTTCAATTCCTTCTCCAGTTTCGCAATCGCGAATGCAAACTTAACGGGGCTTTTAATCGCCGCAAGCTCTTTTGCCTTCGACGGGCTTTTACCAAGCGCGTACACCAAAAGCGCGGGGTTCTCTGCGCCTTCAAGCATTACGCCCTGCTGAGTTACGTCAAACAGACTTTGGACCGCATCCTCTGCCTCATCGTAATCACGCACCTTTAGCTCTGCCTTAGCCTTGCCGTAAGCCTCAAGCTTGGCCCGCCAGTCGCGTTCCTGCGCCTCCTGTGCGTCCCTTGCTCGCTGCTCGGCCTGGTCGGCGTCGCGTTTGCGCTCAAACCATGAAGCCAATTCGGCCTCGTACCGTTCCGAGTCGTAATCGCAGCCGTCTAGCGTCGGCTTTGGCCCCATCTGCACTGGCTTGGTCTCAGTGCTTGCAGTGCTCTCTAGCCTTGCTTTGAGCTCGCGATTCTCCCGCGCTAATTCGCGCTGACTCTTGCGTAACTCCTTGACCCATCGCGGCGCGGGCTTTTCCTCTGGCGGCTGCTCGTCGCCAATTGAAACCACAACCTCGTCTGCGATTGCGTCATCGTCGCCCTGGTCGTCATCGGTGCCGGATAGTGACTCAGCATCAACGTCGGTCTCTGGCTCTTGATCGCCAATCTCAAACTCTGGTTGCCCGTCCTGCTCCTGATCTTGCTGCTCTAACATCGTCTGCCCCTAAACTCATCCGTTAATGCGGCCGGATGGTTGCCGCTTTTAATCTATCTTGATAAGCTGGCCTTTCCTGTTATATCTAAAACCAGGCGGAGGAGCTCTTTCTTTTGAAGGTTGCAGTGCGCTTGATGTTGGTTCTTTAGCAATTTGCTCGACAACATCATCTGTGTCACGGTTTAACTTTGTTCCTGATGTAATAAGGTATGAAGTCCCATTTTCATCTGCCATTTCCACGGCATCGTACCCTAATTTTTTTGCAAGCTTCCCTCTGAGCCTTTGGGCCTCCCATGATGCGGCCCCTATATCATCAGACAATGAGAGCTTAAACATATCCATTACATCTTCATGCCTTGCGCTGTTAATAACATCTTGTGATTTATCTTCTACTACTGCCGACCACAGCGCGTCAAACCTCTTATTGGTTCGCTTGATCCCGGAAACGCCCTCTAATGCTTTGGCTACGCTGTCGTACGGAATATTATAATTTAGATCATAGTTGGTTAATGCTTTCCCTGCTGGGATATCTGCATAATATTTGGCGCCTGTGCCATATGCGCCATATCTGTCTGGCAAAGCAAAGAACCCATCAAACACGCCGCCAGATGGCACCTCTTTGAAAAATCCACCTTTAACAGGGTCTGACCCGGCATGAAAAAGCCTTATAAACCCTTCTTTTACGGGGTTTGTTAATGATGAAATTTTCGATGCCATACCTGTAGAGTTAGACGCAACCTCAGCCGCTTTGACTGGCTTAATTAATGCGGCACCACCTAATGCCACACCTTTTGCAAGCCCTGAAGGAGTGGGCGCCGCCATTGATGCAAGAAACTCTTGCAATGGCGATCTTGCCGAGCCAATCAATCCAACGTCCTGCATCTTTTGGCCTATCCACTCGCTGCCACCGATAATTTGTTTGTCCGGCGCTGCATAACCAAACGGACGCAAGAACATCGTTGTCAAATCAACCGGGCCTCCAAGCGCTGATGCTAGGCCTCGGTATGCTAAGTCTTTGATAGGTGGGTTAGCCATTTTCAGCCCATAGGTGGCGTTATTGCGGGTTGTTGAATCTGCTCAGGTTGACCCAAAGCACCACCTACTAATTCGGCCATTTTCATGGCTTGTTCTTGCGCGCTCATATCAATTCCGGCCATCGTCTCGATGGTCTTAGCGCGTGCCAGCTCAGAGTCGGCCACTGTCTTGATAACCGACGCACGAGCCTGCGATGCCTTGGCCATCGCTTCTTCTGCTGCGGCCTGCAAAAACACCGCATTGGGGTCTTGCGGCTGGCTCTGAGCCTCGGCCTGCATCTGCGCCATTTCCTCATCCGTCGGCTTAATCACGCCGATGCGAACCAGTTTCTTCCGGAAGTAGTCGCGGATGCTCTGGACGCCTTCGCCTTCCATATTGAGCATGGCCATGCTTGTCAGAACTTGGCGCGTCTCGGGGTCGTCGCTGATCTGGATCATGTTGATCAACGAGCGCAACGTCGCCTGGCGCTTACTGCGCGAGGTCGGGCCAATCGACACCGACACGTCAAACGCGGCCGACGATAAGTCGTTGTCGTACTCAATGGCCCCGGTCTTTTCGTTGATCCTTGGTTTGTTGAGTTCAGCGGAGCCGACTTCGTCCTGGCCGTCCACGATCTTGACGCGGCGTCCCTCTTCGAAGTACACATCGATTGCCATAGACAGCCAGACCTCGCCCACCCGCTTGTTTAGCTTGCCCTGGTTGGACATGTAGATGAATGCCTGGGCGTCGATGCGCTCCTGAACCATCTCTACAGCCTTGCCGCTGATGTTGCTCACCATCTTGTCGGCTTGCTGCTGATTGCCGAGGATGTCGGCCATGTCCTGCTCTGTGACTTGCAACAGAGCGGCCATTGCAGGCGGGATGGCGGGCGGCTTGGTGTACGCGGCAGGCCCGGCGGACACGATCTGTCCATCAGCGCCGGTCAGAGGGTTGGTCAGCAGGTACGGGTAGTCCTTGAGATTGTCCTGCGCCCACATCAACTCGTGGCCGGCCATTTGCTGCGGGGTAAAGATCGGCTTTTCAATCGGCGATAGCGCGCTGATCTCGCCCAGCTTGGACAGCTGCATGTTTTTGAGGCGCTGCGCATCTTTGGCCAGGCGCACGTGACCCATGCAACGCTCGACGTTATCGACAAACCACCGTTTGCCGTAGACCGGCACGATCGGAATATGTTTCCCGGCGATATACCCAACGTCTTCGAGGATGCCGCCGCCGCTCAGGATGTATTTGCGCACGCGGCGGCGCTTGACGCGCTTCTCGCGCACTAGCACATGGCCGGTATCTTCTAACTCGGCTTTGATCGTTTCATCGCGCTCGAATTCCGAGGCGTAATGCTTGCTCTCGGTGTTATCCAAGGCGCGGTAGGTGTAGACCGTCTCGCCCACCTCCTCGACCCGGTAGTACTCGCAGACATACACAACGTCGGGGGTTTCCCAATCGAACTCAAGCTGCTGGATATCCTTGGGCCAGCTTGTGACCTCATCGCCATATTCCGCCTCATAAGCCTGGCGCGACATCGATGTGATGACAAAGCACCGTTTGGCGTCTGACTTGTCCTGGCGCTTGGCGTTAAGGTCGAAATAAACCGAGGCGTCAGCGTCATAGATCGGCTCGATCCTGATGCGCTGGCTCTCGTTTTCGTCGTCCTCGTCATCTTCGTAGACGTTGCGCAGGCGCACCGCACCAAAGCCGCCGCCGACTGCTTCCTCAAACGCATTGTCGAAAGCTTCTTCGGCTGCTGAATCCTGCACATCAGCGCGATATAGGCCGGCGCAGAAGTCGGCCAGTCGGTCGTTTTTGGAGCCGTCCTTGCTGACAAACTCCACATCGATGCGATTGTTCCGGTACTCGTTAATGATCCGGATCACCGCCAAGTGGATTTTATTGACTTCGAACTTGGGTTTGTTCTCAAACTGCTCGCCGAGGTTGCCCTCCCATTGAGCACCCGATATTGAGTAAAACCGCCGGTCTTGCAAGCACTGCAAACGCTCATCACGCAACGCGCCCTGAATCTCATCAAATTCAGTTAGCGCGTCCTGGTGGATTTTCGCAAGATGCTGCTCTTTAGAAATACGCGGCATGTTTGGCCCTATTTTCTCGCGAGGCTAGCACGAGTGATTTGGCATAATCAATTACCACCGGCTCACGACCGGGACCGGGTTGCATGTCTGAGTCTTGACTGCCGGAGCCTGCTGCACAATTTTGACAGCATCAAATAACGGGTCCATCTGGTCATCGTGTGACCCCGCCGGGAATGACTCCGACTCGGCCAGAAAGTCCGACAGCCATGGCGCGTCACGTGGTAATAGCACGTTGCCCGACTCAATAAACGGCGCGGCATCGTGGCCACGCGATAGCTTGTCCTTATTGCGCTGCACAGCCAAAACGGGCATACCCTCGCGGCGCAACGTCTGGATCAGCCCTGTGCCAGACACCTTATCCTCGACGTACATAGCGCGGCATCCCGAGTGCTTTCCCCAAAACGCGCGAGCGTGTGTGATTAACTCGGGCGCTTCCCACTTGCCGCGTATCTGGTCGATTAACACGGCCTGGCCGACAGTTGACCGGCCCCAGCACTGCAACACGCTGTAGTCGTTGGCCTCGCCGGTTTTTTGCGCCGTGTCCGCCGTAATGACGCGCCATTCGACCGCAGGTAGTGTTGTCCAGTACCGATACCACTCGGTTTTAATCACGCCGCCACCACGCGGCGCGGGGGCTTGCTGTAGCTGGCCAGCCGTGCCGTAGGTACCCAGCGCGATCTCAAGCTGGCGCACCGCACCCTCGCCAAACCGCTCCGGGAACATCAACTCACCCGGTTGCGTGCGCGGGTCTTGCCATCCAATATCGGTCACACACTTACGCGCCGGATCGTAGCGCATCGGGATGCACAAATGCACGTATGGCAGGCCCATCGACAAGATCACGCCCGACA